AGGATGCAGACTTCATCATTGACAGACTCAGCAAGAATGTCGATGCAAACCTCATCGCAAAGTCGGACGAATCTTTGGACGCATTGATCCAGCAGTATCGGCATGTGTCGGCGGAGGCTGATTCATACGATGACCTGAAGAAGGCAACCAAGGCGCAAATCCTCGAACGCATTGGCAGCGCGTCGAAGGTGCTGTCTCCTCTTGGATCCATTTCATGTGGGTTCACGAAGGATTCAGTCGGCACAATGATTACACAAGACATGGTCGGGACCCTTGTTGGGTCTCGTAAGGGGTATCGAATGTTTAAGTTTACAGCAAAGAAAGAAGGCTAAATTGAAGATTTATCTAGTTACGACACGGACTGGCGATCTGCTCATCAAGGCAGAATCCAAATCAAAGGCGATCAAGGCTTGCACAAGTGACATTGTCGCTCGTCTTGCCACAGCGGAAGACATCCTGAACAACCCTGAATTACGGGTTGAAGACATGTATTTCAGTCGTTCAGGTCCATACACAACTCACGGAGAGGAGCAAGGACAATGAGTAACGAAATTACAATCAGTCCAGTTGAGGCAATGCGCTCAACACTTGTCAGGATGCAGCCCGATTTCACGGCTGCCCTGCCAACGCAGATCACAGCGGAGAAGTTTGTCCGCACAACTATGACGGCGGTGCAGATGAACCCTGCGCTGTTGCAAGGTGATCGGCGCTCGTTGCTGGGTGCTTGCATGAAAGCCGCACAGGATGGCTTAATGCTCGACGGTCGAGAAGCCGCCTTGGTTGTCTTCGGTCAGAAGATTCAGTACATGCCGATGATTGGTGGCATTCTCAAAAAACTCCGCAACAGCGGAGACCTCTTGACGATCTCTGCCAATGTGGTGTTCGAGAAGGACATCTTCGACTTTACCCTTGGCGACGACGAGAAGATCTCACACAAGCCGTACCTCGGACGGCTGAAGGGAGACATCATCGCCGTCTACGCCATCGCAAAGACCAAGGATGGCGGTGTGTATCGTGAAGTCATGACTATGGATCAAATCGAGAAGGTCAGGGCATCGAGTCGCGCAAGTGGTGCTGGACCTTGGACACAGTGGTTCGATGAGATGGCGAAGAAGACTGTCATCCGCAGACTGTGCAAGCGGTTGCCATCGTCAGCGGACATCGATCAAGTCTTTGCTTCCGAGGCTGAGGTGACTGGCTTTGCTCCTCCAATTCAGGTGCAAGAGTCCATTCAGCCAGCCCCTGCCAGCCGACTCAAGCAGTCAATGGCAAAGGTGGAAGAACAGGAGGTGGGTGATGACCGAGATGACGATGCTGAAGCCTAAAGAGTTGGCGGCTCGGTGGAAGATCACCGAGCAATGCCTAAAGACCTGGCGGTGGAAGCAGATCGGTCCACCCTATGTAAAGATCGGTGATCAGAAATGCTCACGGATTCTCTACAAACTGACTGACATCGAGAAGTTCGAGATGACAAACAGTTTCGGTTGATTAAAGATTGGCATCACAAACGAAAGCCCCCAGACCAAATCTGGGGGTTTTCGCATGACACAAGTGGATGGCTCAACGCCAAACAAAGAAAGATCAGTCACTATGGTAGATCCGTTTGTGGTGGGGGCGTGTCCACCCCTTCGCACCATGCTTTGCGACGAGCATTACTCGCCTTGATTTGTTTGATTGTTTCTGGTGTGTCACGAGAAGACCAAGTGATAGGAATCCACACAGCGCATTCAGTCCCGCTTGTTGCCATCGTTTTCGAGCAGCCCGTCATGAGTGTCACTGTGATTAGAAGAAGCAATGCCAGCATCTGTCGCATCTTTTAGTTTCTCCTGCGCTTTTCTAGCCTGTTCAAGTGAAGATTCCATCGACCCACTTTTTTTTGCCGTAGACACCAGCGTTTGAATGATCCAACCAACGAGCAGAATCGCTCCAATAGCCAAAAAGATTTCAATCACGCCTTCTTCGCCCAAACAGACCAGGCTGCGGTTGCGAGAGTTGCCAACGCGCCAGCGATGATTTCTACATTCGCTGCGTCAACCATGCCCTTGCCGATAAAGTAACCGCCAACTGCTGCTACGACTGCCCGAACGATTCCTGCAATTTGATCTTGTTTCATCTGTATCTCCAATTAAGGTGTCCGATCCAACCTCTTGAACAACGCGTTCAAGGTTGCCTCCAACTTGTTAAATCCAACTTTCATGTCTTCTTTTAATTCACGAACCTCTTCTTTAAAATCATCCTTGCGTGTGTAAACCACTGGAAGATCTCGTTCAATTTGTCGCAAGTCTTTCTTGAGTTCGCAGATCGCATCCCAAACAATTTTGAGTATCCACCCAGCACCTGCACCAGCCGCTGCGAAGATCCAATTTAGGACTGTTTGATCCATATTCATTTATGACCTCATGCTTCCAAGGACTGAAATTGCAACATAACAGGTTGCCACATACTCACCTGTCTTTACACCAATCGTGTACCAAGTCAGGTCAGGCTCAAATCCTACATCCTCAGAAGTCTTTGTCCACTTGTCTACATCAAAATATGTGATGCCGTCCCAAGACCTTTGAACGGTCACAGTTGTGCCGCCAAGTGACCCACCAGCAGCGTTGGAAATGGACACATTAAACCAGCCGTTGATACCAACTGGAGTCGTCCATTGGTTCTGCGCGGTAATTGATCTGGCTGCTTGAATTGGCATTGTTTATCTAATGTATTTATTTTTTAGGCTTAAGTACATAGTCATGTACAAATCGTGCGATGCTCGGGTGTTCGGATGATTTGCTCGGGTTCTGTGGTCATGGTTTGCTCATTTGGTTGTGCTTTTCTGAACATTACACACAACAATATATTCCCCAAGGTCTACTTGGCTATGAACTGTTTCTATTGTGAGTCCAACAGAAGAAACCAACTGCTCAACTTGTGATCTTGTGTATCCGACAAGATGTAATTTCCGCAATCCAATTAAGCCTTCCTCTTTCATCACGGTGAACACAAGCCATTTCTTGGCGTTTTTTTTGCAGGCTTGCAACAGATCAAAAAGTAGTTTTTTGTTGTGTGCTTTGTCGCTGTCGATATTGTAAGTCACCGTCCCATATAAACAAACAAGGTCAAACTTCTTATTTGGGATTCTCTTGTGAGTCGTACAAGAGCAAAGCGCAAGCGCATCATCACGAATATCTACGGCTTCGTATGCGACTCCTGGCTTGTTCTTATCAAGCCACTTTGCAAGATTGCACGGACCTGACCCAACATCCAAGACCGAGGAAAATTCTAACGATGTCAAGATTCCAAAACGGCGTTGGTACTGCTCGTCGCTATATCCAGTTGACTCTGCCGTTGGATAAAAATAATTTATACCACGGGAGTCGGCCATACAATCTCCCTAGGATTTTCTTGCTCGGTGACATCTCGCAACTCCTGACGGTAGACCGCCCACTCGGCTTTCTTTGCAGGTAGGAGCGGAGAGTCAGGCAACTGCGTCCAGTCGGTAGCGGTAAGTTCGCTGTTCCTAATTGTGCGAACAATTTCCCACGCATTAAGATCGGAGATTGGATTGGCTGTTCGTGTTCCCGTGACGGTTTTGTTTACTGCGTCAACAACATTGACTACGGCAGACAAAGTATAAAACTGATTTGAATCAGGGATGATTTCAGTATAAGGATAAAACGCATATCCAGCATTGCCCGACCACGACATATCCGACAACTCCGAATCGGAAAGAGCATTCGGATACGAAAGGTTCTTCCACGCCTTGGGAAGTTCGCTGTGAATCTTCACGATTTCGAGGTTGTATAGTTCTGCGTATTTCATTTAATTAATTGTGCTAGCCGTAAAAGTGTCTAATGTTGCGTTGCCGTCCGAAACGTTTTTAATTGTAACAGTTGTGCTTACTGTTCCAGTAGTAGAACGAATAGGACAAAAACGAACATATTCATTGTTAGCAACTGAAAAGGTGCCGTTGTGCAAAATATTAATAAAACTATTTGAAGTTGGAGGCGAAGGAAGAGCTGGTGGACTAACAGAATTATCAACTTTGTAATAAAAATAAGGAAAGGCAGTATCAGAAAATTCTACTTTTAATGTAATTGAAGAACTAATTCCCGATATTTGCGAACTTGAATAAGCATATCCGTATGCTTTTTTAGAAAAGAGAATGAAAGTGTCATTCCAAGTTACAGCGTTAGGCGTGTTGTCTGCACCGCCGCCCGATGCCTTCTTTGCGTAAACACAAATTGTGTGTGCGAGTCCTTGCAGCATTAGTAGTTCTGCCCTCCGACAAAACCAAGCCAAGTCGTACCACCGTCACGAGTCAGGAACGAAAAAACATCCGTCTTGTTGTTTGTCGATGTGTATGTCGGCGCAGTTCCGCCAGCCCAAGTAACGGCAGTTGCACCAATGTTCCAAGTCATAGTCCGTGCAGTTCCATCTCCAACAAACAACAACGAGAAACCGACTGCGTTAGCGTTTCCGTTGTCAGGAATGTTTGTCACATTTAGACCCGTGCAGGTAACCGTAATTTTCGACCTGAAGACTTGCGCCGTTGTTAGGTCTAGTGCGATTTGCGATGATGCGGTTGTAAAATCTCCAAGATCGCTGAACCGCTCAAAGTAATCCAAGAACTCTGCACGAGAAATGACATTGTCTTGAGAGTTAATGTTGCCGCTGAGTGTCAACCCTGTCAGCGTCCCAACGCTTGTGATATTTGTTTGTGCCGCAGTCGTGACCGTTCCCGCAGTCGTTGCCGATGTTGCAGTCGTTGCCGTCGCTGCGTTGCCGTTGACACTTCCGACGATCGTGTTTGTCACGGTCAGATTCGCAAGCGTTCCTACGGATGTCAGACTCGACGCAAGAACATTCGAGGCGAGAGTTGCACCTGTTAGACCCGATGCAAGCGTTGTTCCTGCGGGACCAGTTGCGCCAGTTGCGCCTTGAATTCCTTGAATGCCTTGTGCGCCAGTTGCACCGTTAGTTCCATTAGTTCCCGCAGCACCAGTTGCTCCAGTCGCACCAGTGTTGC